TTGAGCAGCTGGTCGACGACGCGGATCGGGATGTCGCCGAACATCATCACGCGCTTGCCCTCGTAGTTCTCGAAGGTCAGCCCGCCGCCGCTGCCGACTGACTCGCGCACCTCGGTGCGCAGCCGCCGGCGGATGTACCGGTTCATATAGAACACCGGCTTGCCGAGTCGATTCGGGATCGTTTCGACCGCCTGCTCCATCGCGTTGATGATCGTCTTCACGTTGGCCGCCGCGAGGTCACTGATGTCCAAGTTCGGAATCCGGACGACGTAGCGCCAGTCCTTGAGCGCGATCCCGGCTTTCCACTGCCAGCGCTCCTGCATCGCGCGCATGCGCGAGCCCGGCAGGCCGGCGGTCATCTCGACGGTGACTTCGCCGTAGTCGTCATGCTGCAGGCCGGCCTGCGAACCCTTCGGGAAGATCCCGCTGATCGTTTCGTCGCCCCACGCGACGAGCCAGATCGAGGTGTTGTCCGAGCCCGAGCCGCCGCCCTTGATGATGTTGTCGGCGTTGGCCGGCGAGCCCGAGGTCGTCGCGTAGCGCACGCTCAGGCCGGTGAACTCTTCGGGCGCGAGCCCGCCGTTCCCGTAAAAGAGCGTCTGCGTGAATTCCTGATTCATCGCTTCGATGAACGCGCGCGCCTCCGACAGCCGGAAGCTCGACGTGTTGCCGTTCAACTTCAACAGGTCGATGTCGACTTCGGACCACGCCTCGAGCATGCCCGCTTGCTCGTCGATCTGCGCGGTCGTCGACTTGCTCGGCGTGACGCCCTGATTGAGCAAGCGCCACGCGACGGCCGGCAGGCCTGTGCGCACCGTGGTGCGGTGGCCGGTCGGCAGATTGCCTTCGACAAACGTCATGTCGTCGAGTACTTCGTTGCTCTGTTTGAGCAACTCAACGATCGTCGGAACCTTGCCATCGGGATCGAGGCGCGTCGCCCAATCGGCGAGCGTCAGGTTCCCGGTGCCTAGTGTGGCCATGTGTCACTCCCTGAACTACGACGCCTTGGCAGTCCCGCCGTAGAGCACAGTCGCCGCATCACGTTGCCGCGCGCTCGCGCCTGACGTGCCCGCCGCGCCGCCGTCTTCGTCCATCAGTTTTCCGAGGTCAGCCAGAAAGCTGATGACCTCGAGGTGATTGCCGTACCCGGTTTTCTCAAACATCGCGCGCAAGGCATCGCCGTGCGGCGTGCCCACAGGCCGCACCTTGTCGAGCACGAGCTTCGCGAGACGTTGCGTGTCGGCCAGCTTCTCGCCGCCGTACGTGGTGTCCGCTTTGGTCTGCTCGAGGAAGTGCGCGGTCTGCGCATCGATCGCCGCCGCGTGTTCGGCGAGCATTTGCTGCGCGGCTTCGTTGGTGAGGTCCTGCGCGCGGGCCACCGATTCGAAGGCTTTCAGGTCTTCGGTATCGAAGCGTCCGCCCTCGGGCAGCGTCAGGGTGTACTTCTCGGGAGCCTTGGGCGCGTCACTGGCCGCGCCCGCCGTGCTCGCGGGTTCCGCCGCTGCGGTGCCGTCGGGTTTCTTGCTCGTGTCTGTCGCCGCCGCCGTCGTGTCGGGTTTCGCGGCCGCCGCCGCTGCCGCGTCACCGGTCTTTTTGCCGGCATCCGTCGCCGCCGCACTGGCGGACGCGGCCGGGGTTTTGTCATCGGTCTTGATGTCGGCCATCGGTCTCTCCAGACGTGAGCACCAAAGAAAAACGGCCCGCCCTCCGCTGTGCACAGAGAGCGGGCCGTTGAACTTCTTTGGCGTGACGAGCCGGGGATCAGCCGGCGTCACAAGGTTGTTGAGTCGTTCGACTCGGTTACATCACATTCACCAGCAACGACGGCCGCTCCTGCACGTCGTCGCGTCGCAGAAAGGCGACGACGACTTCGAGCAGCGCTTGTCGGGTCTCCGCGGGATATTTGTCGATCAGCACGCGCGCACACCGGAGCAGCGCGAACGCCGCGACGGCCGCCTCGAGATGCTGATCGTTGGCGCGCGCGAGGACGGTCGTCAGGTCCGCCTGCAGCGCCTGCATGCGACGCGAGTCATCCTCGGAAAAGGTCAGCGCCATCAGGACACCTCGGCTGCCGCGGCGGCGGTGTGGACCGCCTCGTTTTCCGTCCGCTCGCGCCGCGCGCGCGTGCGCGCTTCTTTCTCCATCAGCAGGTAGCTCTCCTCGCCCGCGTCGAGCAACAGCTTGAGCAGCTCGTGGCCGAAGTCCTGCCGACCGGCCTGATAGTAGACGCTGCCGCTGTCGGGCGCGAACACGGTGCGGTAAATGCCGGCGCGCTCGAGCAGGTCCCACATCACGATCCGGCCCGCTTCGGTCTCCATCACGGCCTGCAACGCCGCGAGCTGAAAGGTGTGGCGCTGGCGTTCCTTGCGCGTCGCGCGTTTGACCTGGTCCGCATCGGCCGCGTTCCGCACCAGCGCCGCGCGCGAGTCGTCTCGCATCACTGCACGCCCGCCGGCGCCGGCTGCAGCGCCGCCGCGCCCACGCCCGAGAGCATCCGATCGAGCGCCGAATCAGTGCCCATCGGCGTCGTGCCGGCGGCCTTTACGGCGGTCGCCATCTTCGCGGCCTGCTCGGCCTGCATCGCCGCCTGCTGTTGCTGCGCCTCTTGCGCGGCCATCTGATCGGCCTCTTCGGTCGGCCGCACGATGCGCGGATCCACGCCGGTCATGTCCGAGTAGTTGTCGATCACTTGCGACCACACGATCTTGTGGCGCAGCGACGGATCGGCCTGCACGAGCGGGCCGACCGACATCACGAAGCGATCGAGCCCGGTCAGGCCGACCAGCTTCTGCGCCTGCGCGAGGATCGAGGTGTACTCGACATCGAGCTTCACCCCCTGCACCGCTTCGGGCGGATCCGGGATCATGTGCGCGTCCTGCATCATCAGGAACACGCGATCAACGAGTGGCTCGTGGCACTCGTCCGTCGTCCGCTCGAGCATCGGCCCGAGCGCGATCAGTTTCTCTTCGTGGCGCTCGCTCACTTCGCGCGCCGTCATCGGCTGCGCACCGCGCGCGTCATCGCTCTGCTGCAGCATCAGGAACAAATCCTCATAAAAGCAGCGCTGAATGCGGTACTGCTGCTCGCGAATGTCCTCGCGCAGATGCTGGATGTTCAGTGTCACCTCGTGGATCGACCGCAGCCCCTGCATGCTCTCGCGCACGTCAATGTAGGTGATGTCGCCGGGTAAGAGCGAGGTCTTCTGCGTCTGCAGCGCGGTCGGGCCGACGAGCGGCGGGTCGACCATCTTGTGGACGGCCTGCGCCTTGCGCCGCGTCATGATCTGCAGGCCCTTCACGTCGCCGATCGCCGTCATGCCCGGGCAGTCGGTGCCGTAGGTGTCCTCGGCGGTGATGTCCCAGCGCGGCGCGACGATCGGAAACGTCTTGTAGCCCGACTCGCGCAGGAAGTACTTGTTCGGTTCCTGCGACCCGAGCTCGAACCAGCAACTGGTCCACGGCAAGTACTTCGCCTCGAGGCGATCCGCGCGCGCGTCTTCGTTCGGCATGACGACCCAGCACACCTTGAACGGCGTCTCGTAGTCGCCACGATCCCACGCCGCCTTGACCGGGAGCGAGATGTTCGACCAGTCGATCGACTTGCGCACCGGGTCGGCCGCGAACTGCCGCACGATCTGCCGCACGGTCATCTCGTACTCGCGGATGAACGTGGTCGCGAGCCCGCGCTCGTCGAGCCCGAGCGCGTAGCTGCCGAGCGGCTGCGGGTAGCAGCGCAGCAGATCCTTCGTGTCGGGCAGGATCGACATGCAGCCGGTGCCGAACACACCCATATCGCCGTAGATGATCGGCAGCACGTTGTACAGGTTGCACTGCTGAAACGTCGTCAGCATGCGCTCGGTGACTTCGTGCAGCCACTGCTTGACCGGGGGAAACTTCGCGAGGTCGGGATCGGGCGTGGTCAGCTTCATCCACGGGCGCGCCGGCGACGTCATGCCGGCGTGCATGCCCGATTGCAGCGTGCGCGCCGAGAGGCGCGCGGTCGCGTCGATGATGTTCTGATTGCGCCGGCCGCCGCGATTGCGGTCACCGGTCCAGAACCGCGTCCGCCGTGGCAGCAGCCAGTCGCCGAGCTCCCGCCAGTCGGCATCGAACGATGAGCGCTCGGACCAGAGCGCGGTTTTCAGTTGGCCGTACCGACGTCGCCGTTCGCTCGCGCTGCCGGCGTTCGCGTACGACTCGCTCGGCACTCAGTACCCCAATAACGTGCGAGGCGCCGTCGACGCCGCGACGCCAAGACCAGTCGCGAGGGTTTGCGTCGGGGCGGTGGCACGTTTGCGTTGCCGCTGAGCGGCGCGCTGTGCGGCCGTCATCGCGCTCGAGCGTGCCGCTTGCGCATCGGGCGGTGTCGGGCCGCTCATCGCGGTCGGCGTGGTCCCGGGCGGCGTGCCCGCTTTGGCGTCCGCGATCGCGGTGGCGACCGGGTTCGGCGCGCTGACACCCGCCTTTTTCATGGTGGTGCCGCCGAGCAAGCCGAGCGTCAGGTAGCGGGCGACGTTGCTGAAGGCGGCCATCAGAGCAAGCGCTTCATGTAGCTCGTCTCCACGGGCTCGTATCCGCGACGCCGATAGAACTGCGCGACCGCCAAGGCCCCAACGGGCGCGACCATCTTGATCAGCGGCAGGCCTCGGCCGTGCGCCCAGCGCTCAGCAGAATACAACAACTTCGGCCCGATGGACCTCGACCGCGCGTCCGGCTCGACCCACCACACGAGCTCATCGGCGTACGGATCCCCGCTGATCGGGTTGGTCAGCTCGACCACGGCGAGCATGCCCTCGAGGCGACCGTCGACATCGGCGACGGCGATGTAGCCGAGCTCGAGGACCTGGCCGACGAGCGCCTCGAGCGCGTCGGGGTTGGTGCGCAGGGTGTCGCCGTAGCGGGTCTGCAGGAGGAAGGCCTTCGCCATTTCGATCAGGCGCGGCGCGTCGGCGATCGTAGCGGCGCGAATCATCATCGCGCCCCTATCGCTCGGAACCCGATCCGCCGAAAAGCTGATCTCATTCCGACACAATTCATCAGGCAGGTTTTCGGTCATGGGTGTCCTTCGTACGCTCGATCCCGCGCTGGTCACCGCCGTGGCGACCGGCGTCGCTGTCGTCATCGGCGCCCTCAGCGGCGCCGTTCGTCAGATTCTCTGCGAATGTCGGCGGCGACGGCGCGGCTATGCGCCGACTCGGGCGCGCGCGCGGCCTCGATAATCGCGTCGACCGCGGCCTCGATTTCTCGATCGTCGACGAGCCGCAGGCCGTCGTCAGCGACTCCACCAATCAGTCGCCGCAGGGCGACAATCGCGTTCTCGCGGGCGCTCTCCATCGGTCACCTCGTTTCTCGGCGTCACGGCAACACGTAACGCCCCACCTCGCTCCATCTCACTTCTCGACGTCACAGCAAAACGCTTCGCATCGCTGCGGAACACAACTCGACGCCACGTCAGAGCGCGCCAACCCCATCTCGCCCCACTGCACGGCTCGACGGCACGGCACGTCTCAACAAGGCCCGTCACTTCGCCGCTCGACGGCACGACAAGACGCTTCCCGCCACGACACAACAGTGCTCGACGACATCACATCGCAGACCCCACCACGCGATAACACAACAACGCTCGACGCCACCACACGTCACCTCTACACACGAGACGCCACGACGCCCCAGTTCTCGGCTACACGCCACAACGAAGCACTACGCCTCACGCCCGCTCACTACTCGGCGTCACTTCTCCAAGAGTTGCTGGCGATCGCTCGGCGATGGTTTCTCCGGGAGGCCGAGGAAGGTTCGCAGCATCTCGCCGCGCGGCGTCGGTAGATTCGACGTGCCGCCCTTGCCAAACTTCGCGATCAGCGACATCAGCCGCAGCGGGATGTCGAGACCGAGCGACTTCATCTGCTTCAGCGTCGTGTTCAGCCCGTCGATTTGCTTTGGGCTGAGGACGCCGCGCTCGGTCGCGTCGAGAACCTGCTCAAACTTCCGATACAACTCCTCGGCGGTGCGAATCCTCGGCGCCTCGCTCCGCAGCGTCGACTCGGGTGATTTCGTAGGTGTAGCGTCCTTCGCCGTCGCCGCGCTCGCCTGCGTAGCCATGCACGCCTCCGTATGTGAACAGGTGATGAAGGTCCGTCTCTGACACCGACCGCCCCAGCACTTTCAGCCGGAACGCCATCATCGACGGCGGCTCGATGTACTCGAAGCGCTTCAGCGCGTTCAGCATCTCGCCGCGCGGGCCGCGCACGTGGATCGCCTTGTCGAACGCGCCGTCCGCCGTTCGCACCGGATCGCCGTCGAGACGCGTGATCGGCAGCCAATAGGTCGCCGGGTCCAGATAGACGCCGTTGATCACGCGCGTGCTGAAGGCACGCTCGCCCTGAATCCGACCGATGAACTGCGCCGAAAGGACGCGCGCGCAATCCTTCATGTGCGCCTTCACGGTGCCAGCGCGCTCGACGCAAAAGCCGCCGTGACGCTGGAAGACCAGCATTTGGTAATCTTGGGAAGCCTCGCCTTCGCCGCGCTCGATGCTCGCGACGACTTCCTCGTTGATCTCTTCGATCGACAGCGCGCCGGCCGGCTTCACGCGTGGCTGCCGCGCCGCGATCCAGGCCTGAATGACGGCGGGGTCAGCAGGCACGGACGCGCAGAGTCGCGTCAGGAACATCCATCGAACGTCGTGCTCGGTCCACAACGCCGGCAACGACACCGCTTCTTTCTCTTTCGGTTTCACCATCTGCTTCACTCCCCGGTTCTGACGGCGAAGGGATCGCCGTCGTGTTCGACGTGACTCGCGCCACGCAGCTGCGCGACCAGCTTCGCCGGCATCTCGGGCAGCGCGAACGTCGTCGCCAACGCGTCGGCGTAGTTCGGCGAGCGCCCAAGGCGCTCTTTGATCTGTTCCTTCGGCTCAAGCATGAACTTGCCCCCGTGGAACGTGTACGTCGGCACGGTCAATTCGGGCACGAGCTCGGGCAGATTCGGCAGCGCGCCGCCGTCCTGGGTCCACTTCGCCATCCCGAACCACATCTCGGCGCGCCGGTTCTCGTAGCGCGGATCGAGGCCCGGCGCCGCGAACTGCACCTCGTAGATCGGATAGCCGCCCGCGACCATGACGTCGCGCGCGCCGGCGGCCCAGCCGCCCGTGGCGTCGATGAATTCTGCCTCGCTGCTCCACTGCGTTTTGGCGCGGATGACGGCGGTCGCGATGTCGACCGACGCGGCCGAGTTGCGCTTGTGCCGCATCGCCTGCGGCCGGAACGCGGCGCGGCCCTGCCGCGGGAACAGCACGGTGAGATCGTCCCCGAAGCGCGCGACGTCGACGCCGATGCGCTTCTGCGACCAGTTGTATTCGGTCTCGATCAGGTGCCGATGCATCGCCGCCTCGACTTCCTCGATGCCGAGCAGCGCATCGATCGAGGCCGGCGGGAACTGCCCGAGCACGTTCACGAGCACCCAGGGATTGTCGCGGCCGTACTGGCGAATCTGATCGCGCGCCCACGTGAGCGAGATGCGCTTCGAGCGTTTCGGATCGTCCGGATCGCCGGTCACCGTGATGACATACCAGAGCGCGCGGTCCTGCGTGCACGCGCGGTGCAGTGGCCCGGTGACGTGTGTCGGGTTGCCGGCCTGAATGACCTTGGCTTCCTGCCCTTCGGTCGCGAGCACGGCTTCGGCCGTCACCATCACGGCCTGCGGAATGCCGCCCGACTCGTCGAGCAGAAACATCACGTGATCGGCGTGCAGGCCTGCGAGCGCGTCGGCCTGTTCCTCGGCGTTCGCTTTCTTCGGCCAGGTGCGGCGCTCGGCGAATACCTGATTCAGGCGCGAGCGCATCGAGACGCGGCTTTTGGTCCACAGTAGCGTGCGCTTGAAAAACTCCGACTGGTTGATCCACTTCTCGATCTCCGGCCACAGGTTCATGTCCAGGTTCGCGCCGGTGATCGAGGTCGCGCCGATCTTGGTGTTGTGATCGGGATAGAGCAGCCCGCGCGTGATCAGAAAGTTGATGGCGCATAAGCCGAGGCCTGTCGTTTTCCCCGGACCCTTGCAGCTCTTGAGCGCGATCCGCTGGATGTCCGGCCGCCCGAACGCTCGGAGCAGATCGATCTGAAAGCCATCGAGATCAAGTCGCGGCAGCTCGTCGGCGACCATCGAGAGCGGGTCGCGCTTCCATCGTTCGAGGACATGTCGCGCTTTCTCGACACTGTTCATCTACGGCTTGTAGTGCTTCGCGAGCAGCGCCGCGAGACTCTCGGCGGTGTCGCCGCCCTCGCCCGGGGCCTTCAGCTTGCGGTGC